GGCTTTATTTCTTAGTTCTGTTAATGTTCTTGATTCTTTTTTATATGCTGAATCCGCATCTTTCGAAGCTTTTACAGCTTTAGCTTTTTCTTTTGCTGCTCTTTCTTGTGCCTTGGCTTCTATATCTGTTTTTCTAGCTGCCTCTGTTTTAGCTTTTGCTAGTTTTAATTCTGCTGACGCTAATTTATCTGTAGCTGTTGCGCTTGCTACCTCAGCTTTTTGTAAAGCTATTACGTCAGTAGAGGTTTTTTTAGTATTACTCCTTATGTCAGCTAATACCTTATCTAAGCTAGTTAATTCAGTAGTTAATTGAGCTACCTCCTTATTTAGTTTTTCAACACCATCAATAAATTCCTTACTTACTACGTTTTTTGCCATTATTTTTGGTGTTTTGTGCGGTTAACTCTTTTTCTTTTTTTCTCTTTAATTTTATAGCAGAATAAAAGCGCTCAACATCCATTTTCCATGCATCTATATTGTGATCTAAATCAGCTATAAGTTCATCATAAGTTAAGTCATGCCCTTTTAAATCTAATTGGCTTAACTGTACTTCTAATGATTTAATTCTATGCGCCCATACATCTTTTTTTGTTAAGGCTAATTTTATTTTCATTCTGATAATATCGGCTGTAATATCCATGTGTTTTTGATATTCCTCGCCTATCCCTAATAGATCTATAACTTGGTACTCAATATTTTTCCACGTGTCTTGTAGTTTAGGTATCAAAGTAAATGGAACTTTAAACTTTTTTTTAGTGCCTTTTATCAGCCACGACAAATCATTAGTTTTTTTTATATTTATATACACCTGTAACGGTGTATCGCTTATATCAGTGTGAATACCTCTTTTATCCAATCTGTAACCCTGAAAAAATGACTTCAAGACTATTAGCAATGTCTTCAGATATAATATTTTCTGCTTCATTTTTGTTTTCATCTGTCAAGCCTCGTATTTCGTTTTTTCCTGAATTAAAATTATCGTCTAGTTCATCGGCTTTTGAGTCTGTAGACTCTATATCCCATGCCTTTTTATTCAATCTTTTGATATTATATCCGTCGTGATAATCTCCGCTATCATTAAGGTTTATTATTTCAGGGTTATTATTAGTAAGAGTACCCGAAGCTCTTTTTAATTCAATTGTTAAAGGCGCATACTCGAATACTGAGTTAATCTCTATACCCGTGTTGTACACGCCTTTTTCTGTATGCTGTAAAATATTCATATCAACTATCTCAGCTTCATTCTTTTTAAGAGATTTATCGATTTCCTCGTAAACATCCCAGTTTTTAAGCTTATTGATAGTTGGTTTTAGTGACATTATTCAGCTTTTTTCTTCTTTGTACAGTGATCATAAACCTGTTCTGAGGTTACATTAAACCTAGCCATATAAGGGTGGTCTTTTGGGTATAACTTAATGAATACCTCTCGCTTGTATTTAGGTACTTCTGATAGCTTCATCAATTCCCCTAATGCTTCTTCTGTTTGTTTATTCATTATTCAGCTACTTTAGTTACTTGATTAGAATTAAGTGAAAAATAATTAGCTATATCTGTAAAAATAACAGATACTTCTTCCCCAACTAGCAACCCTGAAGCAAAAGTAAAAGTGTACTCTCCTGGCGTTGCTGGTGTTTCTACTATACTAGTAGTAGTTATGGCCACACCTGTAGTTGCATTGAGTAACGTCAAAGTTGTTTCTGGATTTCCTTGGCCTTTAATGGGTAAATCGAAAACAGACCATAAGTCAGCTACTACAGTAGTAATGTTTGCAGTCGTAATATTTACCTTAGTCTCAATTAATGCTGGTAAATCTACTGGGCTAAAAATATTAAAATCTAAATCATCAGATTCCAAATATCTAATTTTAGCTTGTTTTACAGATGGGTCTACTACAAATTGAATTTTTACTTTTGCGTTGATATCACCATTAGCAGGAACACCAGTTGCCTTTAACGAACCACTTTGTATACGAATAGGCTTCACTTTCTTTCCTACTGAGTCGGTCGAATAAATAATACCGCCTTTTGTGTCAAAAAAGTACGCTGAAAAATCACCAGTCCTATACGCCTCTAGCTGCTCTATATATTGCCACGAGCCTAGAGGTATGTGTGTTGTAACCATCCACTTACCGTCTCTAACAATGTAACTAGTACCTGTAGTTCCTTCTTCTTCGATTGGATCTTCGATAGTCTCCTCTGTAAAATCGGTTCTCTTACCTAGTGGGTAAAAGGCCTGATCAGGCGCCGTATTCGCTAAAGCTATTTTAGCTTGCCAGTTAGCTTTAAGTGATGCTGTCGCTCTATCTGGGAACTCGTTAGCTACACTTTCATTATCCACAGTACCCATTAATGTGAATCCTGCAAACGTGCCTGTATTAAAGCTCACGCAATCTTCTGCGCCAAAGCTTTTAAATTGATTATCGCAATTATCGCTCATTTTCTTATTTTTTTATGTGCATTTACTTAATTTTGTGTAAAAACTTAAATTAAACGTAAACTCAACAGCACTAACTTTATCTAACAAAGGAGTAGTCTTTCCTCCTAACTTGGTTGCTAAAGCATAATGAGTGTACGAGTCATAATTAAAATCTAACTTCTTTTCATCCGTCTTTAAATCATCCATTAAATACTTCCAAAATCCAAATACTATGCTTTCTAAATTAGATAATGTAGTACCATGTATTTCATCTGTAGAGTTGTCACTCCAATTAGTCGGCTGAGCCGCAACCATTTTAATGGGAACTGTTTTATAGATAGATGATCCTAAATCAGAATTTAATTTATTATTAACTGGTTCAATCAACATCACCGCAGGATAGTTTTCTTTTTTATGCAAATCCCTAACTACATCCTTCAAAAGTCCATTCAAAAAAGTAGCTGTAACCGATTCCTCAGTAGTGTACTTTTCGAATAAGTCTTCAAGATATTGGATGGTATTAATGTTTTCCATCCGTGATAGATTAGAGTTGTTTACCATAATAGAATATCTTGCTGTTTAAAAGTCCATTTAGGGAATTTATCAATATTAGAATTCATATAGTTAAAAAATGTATTCTCTAGTGAATGTTCCCAAAACCAATTATGGTTACGTTCATTTATATAGTATTTGCTTACATCAACTATACCTGTTTTACAACCAGTAGTATATTTCCGCAAGTCTTTACCGACTATTACAGCAGCTTCATTTCTTAAACGAGTAGTTTTATTGACTGCGCTTGTAGTCGTTTCAGAACCCATTAGCTCAACCTCTCCGCTACCTGTATTAAATGTTTTTTGCCAATCGGTTACAGCGTAATAGCAGAAGCCTTTTAAAAACTGATTAATTCCATCCCATTCGAACTCATGTTCAATATTGTTTTGGTCAGTTACTATGTAAGTCGTATCGCCTTCTACAAGGTCAATGTAAGGCTGTGTAGTTGGATTACCATCTACATCTAAATTATCTTCTAATAACTTAAATTCATGGCTTCCCATTATTGCCTTTAACAATCTACGCTCTTCAACATCAATAACATCATTTATATCTTGTGCCTCTAATGATAATTGCGTAAGATTATATTTACCTGTAAAATCAACAACTGTATTAAACATATTAACCTTTATTTAAATCTTTTTTCAACTCGGCTATTTCTGCGTTTGCTTTCTTCAATTTGGATTTGTAGTTGTTAAGGTTATTCTCAACTTTTCTCAATTCCTCCTTGATTTCTTCGTTAGATCCGCTTTGAGCTTCGACTTCTTTGATACCGTTAATTTTAAACCATGTACGCATGTATTTTTTCAAAGCCTTAACGCTCTTATCTGATCCCTCTAATACTATTTGCATAATATAATGTTAATAGGAGAGCCGAAGCCCTCCATGTTAATATTAAGCTGGTGTCTCTAATTGAGTTAAGCCATCATCTACTCTAGTGTACATAAACCAGAAAGGATTGTAAACAGGGAAAATTAATTCCTCTTCAGCTACAACAACAATCTCATTTTTCTTAACTGTTTCTGTATCTTCAGCAAATTGCAGTGATAAAGGAGTGAAATCAGCTACTTCAACAGCTCTTTGGAAATCACCTACTAATAGATGACCTGCTGGCATTGCTGTAGTCACAGCCAAAGGTAGTCCAGCAATTGTTCTACGTCCTGCTGCATCAAGTACAATTAAATTATAATGTCCGTCAGTTCCTTTAACGGTTGCCATTTCAGCTAATGTATTAGGATGCATTACAACGCCTGTTGCGCTATATTCGCCTGCTTCTAATCTAGCGGCCATAGCTAAAACTAAATCTCTTACGTTGGCATTATCTACATTCTGATACCAAAAATCTCTATGTGATCCAGTCCATGCTGAAGTGTCGGCTTCTGCTACATAAGCAACATTAATTACAAAGCTTTTTGCGTCTTTCACTATTACATTTGTATGAGTCGCATTATAAGTAGCTTCGGTTGCATTTGCGATAATAATAGTGTCACCATTATTAATTTTTGGTGAAGGTTCAGCAGCCAAGGTAACTAAAGCTTGAGTACCACCGTTAAATGTTGCTACACTCGCAAAGTCAGTTGCAACGAAAGTAGTAGGAGCAATATTAAATTGCTGTGCTTGTCTAGTCAATCCATTAAGATTGTTACCTACACCGTCACCGAATAGCATTTGAAAATCTTCTACATTCTGAAGCGCGTCAGGTAATCTCTGAAGAATATAATTTTCAACCCAACGTAAGCCGTTTGTTTTGAAATATCTCTTTGAAATTCTCAATGCTCTTGCAATTCTCTTAAGTGAAAACGTTTGTTCAGTAGTAGTAAAAGTACTTTCTCCTGCTTCATCGTTTTCCCCCAGCATATCAGCGCCCATAGTGGTACTATCATCGTAACCCGATACAACAGGCGCTACAATAGTAGCTTGTTCTGTTGGCATCTGAGGCATGATTTCACGTATATGAGTTGATCTCATAGGTGTATCATCTCTAACTGTATCTCTTACCTCCGCTACTAATACAGTACCTGTATAATTATTAGTTACTGATACAGTTGCTTTATCCACATCAATATCGTCTAATTTCACAGGATCAAGAGCGCCTTTAAACTTAGATTTTTCAAAGCTCTCAAATTCTTCAGATTTAAAGATATGTCCTAAAATAGCTTTAATTTTCTGCTTTTTAGTCATTCTCTGAAGAACTTCCTTGTTTTCCGCACCCTTAGCAGTATTATTTCTATCTACTAATTTACTAAGCTCTTTAACTATATTTTCTATTTCTTTTAATTCTTCTTTCAATGACTCAACATCTTCAGAATTATCAGGAATAGCTTTAATAGCCTCATCTAATTCTTTTACTTGGGCATCAAAACCTTCTACAGATTTTAACTTTTCAGTTAATTCCGCCTTAAATGTTTTAAACTCTTCATTACTCAAATTACCTTCATTAGCCGCCTCAATGCGGTCTGTGATTTCCTTAATCAATTTTTCTTGTTCGTCCATTTTTTATTGTTTTAAATGGGTTAATATTCCTTTTAATAAATTCACATTTTGAGTGTCCACAGACGGCTCCTTATCTTTGTGAGTGCTTTTCAGCGGCTCGTTTTTACTTTCTACTTCGAGTGTTGGTGTCACACTATTACTGCCTTTTGGTACTGCGCTACCTTCTATTGCCTTAGCTTCCTTAACAGCCCAAAAATAACCTCTATCATCAGCTAGGCTCTTGTTGGCTATTTCTGGGTAATACTTTTCCCATGCGTCAAATTCAGCCGCATAATTTTCATCATTGATAGCTAATATTAACTTAACATATCTCATACCTACAGAATGTTCTTTTACCCATCCGTTAGAATACTGCTTAAACATTTCTGGGTTCCGATCTCTCTTAACTGTAGCTTCAAACACTAGAGCTTGGGTTTTGCCTTCTAAATTAAACCCTAATTCCTTAAATGTGTATTCTTTTACATATGCTTTTAGGTCATTACCATCTGCTATTATATGTGAGAATTTTCTAGTTTCGTGCTCCTGAGCAAATAACAAGTTTTTATTTTCTTTTAGTGACTTAGTCCAAATGCCTTTTAAATGAACATCTGAATGACTATCCATGACATTAGTCGTATTAATGATAGCTTTTACAAATAATTCATTGACATTTTCTGGATCTACATCTGCTTTATTGGCTTTAGTCTTAGAATTAAAAGGCAACGCAAATGTAAACCCGTCAGCTTCTTTTGTCTCTGCTTTTTTCTGAGCCTCTAAAGTTCCTTTGTTTGCTACAAGAAAATCGAACAAATCTTTTTTATTCTCAAATTCAGGTATAGTTAATTCCTCCATGACTTACTTTTTAATTATTTTATTGCTTTCTAAAGCTTTCTTTTTATCCTTATTAAGCTTCTTGATTGCTTCCGCTTGTTCCTTCGTTAGTGTTTTCATCTTCGAACTTATTAAGTACTATTTCTATTTCTTTATCACTTAATTCAAATATAGTCCTTTCATCGTCTGATTCTAGCCCATTAGCTCTTGCTATATCCTGAATCGTTGCAGCGTTATATTTAAATGCTTCAATAGTTGCTTTTACGTTCTTCTCTCTTGTTTCTGCTTGTCTCTTCTGGTCTTCTTGCAAAATAGGTAAATGTGAGAAATCACCCACAATAGCATACCCCATGTCTTTTAGACCTAGAGTAGTATTTTCTGCCTCTACCTGTCCGAACGCAAAAGGTATTACACTATCCTGGTAGAATCTTAACCAAGCTTTTTCTTGATTATCGAAAGTAGCCCCGTTTAAATACGTCTCGACTAAGTTTTTAGGCACTCCTAATGTGTTAGCTATCAAAATTGCACTATTCCATACTTCTTCGAATAAGCCTAGATTTTTAGGGTCTATAGCAATTTGAGTGTACTTCATAGGGGTATTAGTGACATAAATCTTACTTTGATTATGTTGTATACCGAAATCCTCCATGTCCTTATCAAACTGCTCTCTTTCTGACGATAACATTGGCATTTGACCCGATGAGTCTTTCTTGTCTGGTGAAAACAAACCTATTGCACCTCTTTGAGTGTGAAAAACGTTTCTTGCGGCTAAAGCTGCGGCCACATTAGAAATTGTTTCTTTATCCGCCATCAAAGGAGATAAACCTTTGTAAGGACTATTGTTTAATCCTGAGCTTAAATAAGGATTAACCTCGTTAGAATGCATAATTAAATAAGACGGTATAGTTATCTTATAATTGCTATACTCAAAATGATACCCCTTTATTGTTTCAGCTAATGTATTAGGGAATAACTCAGGTGTACTAGTCGTTAACGGCATTGTATACTGAGGCCACATTGAATATATAGAAGTTATATCGTTTATCTTTAATTTACCTCTTGCCTGAAATGCTTCTGGTACATTGTAATAAGTATATGAATTACCGTTTATCTTCTGAACTATTGTTCTCATATTTAAAAACTCACCTTCACTCATAAATGGGTTAGGTTGCTTAAGAAGAGAATAAAGGTTTTGAATTTCTTTCGGTGCTGATTTTATAGTTTCATCATCATAAACAATTCCTGTAGATAATTGCTTAATGCTTCTTTTCATATTTGATACAGCCCTACCCCAAATGTTTATAGCTGGCTGCACCGCTGGATTAAGATAAGCCCCCATTAAAGCTTTATTGCTCGAAAGAGTCATGTAATTAGGAGACAAAGAACCGCCTCCTGCTATTTGTACAGGTAAGTAATTGTATGGACTTTTATTAACTGGCTGATTAAAAGCCTTGTAAGCGTTCTTAAGTTTATCAAACATTATGCGCATGTTTTATATCTTCAAAATTATGCATAATAATTCTAAATAACAAAATATGTGCAATTTATATTGATTCTTAATAAAATTATGTGTAATAAAAAAGCCACTCGCTAAAGTGGCTTAAGATAAAAAATATGGAAGATTGGTTATATTAAATCTGATTCGTTAAAATACTCAATATCGTAGCTATATAAAGAGGCTGTTGGAGGCTCTTTACGCCCTTTAATTATTTCTTTAAGCCATTCAATAGCTTCATCTTTTGTCCTGAATGGGGTGTGAGAACAACTTAGTGGGTTTTTATATTTTCCTATCATATTTAATACTTCATAATCCCATGTAACTACATCACTTCTCAAGAACCTTTTTTTAACTTTCTTTCTAACTTCAGACACCATCCATCCGAAATTAGATTTGTATACCCTAAATTGTTTTGGTTTGGGAGGGTCAGGCTGCTTACCTTCTATTATCTTTCTGCATTTTGGTGGTTCAGGTATAATAGGCTTTGATTTAGGTCTAAGTTTAACTTTCATGTTTTCAAAATCATTTCCATCTATAGGAGTGAATTCAACTTTATGATCTGTTTCAAACACTAATCCCATAGCTTCTTTATCAAACAACTTTGATCCTTTTTCTATTTTGTATAATGATTTTATTTGCCACATCAAAATATGTTTTGGCTCTGTATTAAATAACATCGCTAATCCATATTTATTAGGTTTATCTAGGCTTGTTTCAGGAAGATTATCCCACCATTCAAAAGCGCTTTGATTTTTCATATCTACCATTTTTTATACTGAATTTCTATTTTATTAGTTTCTCCCATGTATCCATCATCGCAAGTAATAAATCTACCATGAACTTATGTTTTTTAGGTATTTTATTAGCTCTTATATTGTCAGGGCTTCCTGTTAGTAATCGGCTTAGTTCAGATACGTTTATTAGTTTATTCATACTTATTTACTATTATCGATTAACCAACCTAAGAAAGTGGCTGTTAGTTTTATTAAATATATCACTACAGAATAAACGAAAGTCATAATAAATACTGCTGCAATATATTCATAGATATTATCTAATTTTATTCTAATAAGAGGTTCAATATATAACTCATATATTAAAAAAACACCTATAGCTAGTATTAAAATACATAACGTTATTTTTGATAATATCTTTTTCATATCAACAATATCAAGTCAAATCAAATTTAAAAATAATCTTATCTAATTCACAGCGAGTAATACTTGCTTTATACTCTTTCTTATACCGTCTAAACCATCTAAATACTATAGCTAATTGATGTGTACGTTCTTTATAATCATTAAGCATAAAATCATCATCATATCTAACTATAGAAAACTCAGGTTCTTTAAGAATTATTCCTGCATAGCAGCTCCGTTTGACATTCTTGATTAGTTTTTTAATTTCTTTTTTCTGTGGTTTATCCATATCAATATTTATTAGCTCATCACAAATATACGAATAATTGTATTAAGAACCGCGCCCAAGATACGAATTTATGTGTTTTACCATAGTTTGTCTTTCATGAGTAGAACGTACCTAATTGAGTCAATAGCGTGGTTGTATTCGTCCATTGGCTCAGGGAGAAGATTATTATCTTTATCTACTCTATGCTTATAGTTTTCAAATTCCGTTATAATATTCTTAGACCTACGTGTTATTTTAATGTTCTTACCCAGTAACATCTTTATACCACTTAATATAGATCCTGGGCCTTTCTTTGTAGCCCATATATTGTAACCGTGGCTTTTTAATTCGGCTATACTTTTAGGTTCTGCACTTTCGGATATTATTAAGCTTTCTTTATCAAAGTTGATTTTATCTAATTCACCTTGTATACTTAATTGCAAAGGGTTTGGAGTAACTATATTGGTTAAACTATTGTTATATAGTATTTCATCTACATATAAATCATCACCTTGAGTATATAGTCCTGTCATTGCTGTAGGATCTGGGTGGAATCCGAAGTCTAGCCCGTAAGGTATTTGTTTTACCGTGGATGGAATCTCATCTACTATTGACCAGTTTTTAAATATAACTCTTCCTGAATTATTCTTCCATTTACCTAGGAACCTATGGGCATATTCTTCTGGATTATTTAGTTTTAAAGCATGCGCCTTTTTTAACCAACCTTCATCTAGATTGTCTAGATTATCCAAATATGAGGTGTGTATACAGCAAACATCTGGGTGAGTAGTTGTTTCAATATCAAAACCTTCTATGTTTATATATTTCTCGTAACCTTTGAAGAATTTCTTATATATAAAATGAGATTTATAGCAAGGATTTAATACAAATACAACTCTGTTTTGTTTTCCTTTAGTCCTTATTGATTCATCTATCTTATCAAAAGTTTCCTCATTTACAAGCTCTTCAGCTTCGTCTAATATCCACGTTGTAACTCCTTGGATTGATTTTAAATTAGCAGTTTGATTGCCTGAGCTTGTGCGTATACCAGCGAATATTATATCCGACTCGGTAAGGTTGTTTTGTATATTAGTTTTATTTATATTAAAATGACTCTCTTTGTTTAGTATTTCAATCTTTTCTTTGTATTCAGGTATAATTGATTTCTCAGCACTGGTGAGTGTGTATCTTGTATATAACGTCCTATGTCCTCTTTCGTAAGACTTTAATACATCCCATGTACTGACTCCAAAAGACTTTCCAGAACCTCTTCCGCCAATTACAATAAAATATCTCTTATCGGATGTAAATAAAGGTTCATATTTTTCATTTAGCTCTATCATTTTTAACGAAACTAATTATAGGTACATTCATATCTTCATTTACTACTACTTTTTCAGGTGCATTATACCCAAGCATTTTGTTTATCTGATCTAATGCGGCTACTTTCGAATAAAGCTTAATTTTAACATACTTTATATCTATAGGCTCTTTATTCTCAGATTCAGGTTCGTAAACGAACTTCTGTTCTGTCTTAGTATCGATACTCTCAATAGCTTCTTTTTGCTCATCTGTAAGACTTTCGAACTCTTTTAAATCAATCCAAGTTTCATGAAGATGTGCTATACTGGAATAGGCTATTTTTGCCAGTTCATTTAACTGCCTTAGCTTGGTTATACCAGCTTCTTTTTCTATATCATCCTTTATAAAGTCAATATATTGCTGAATATGAGGTTTTGTTAGGTTCTCACTAGCTATCACAGCACATGTATTTTCGCTATATCCTGCTTTTCTAGCTGCTCTAGATCCATTCCAATCAATTATGTATTCATGGCAGAAAATTCGCTCTTTCTCTGTTAGTTTGTTTAGTAGCTCTTGCTTTGTATATTTCTTGGTTCCCTCTCCGCTCGATTTTCCCATAATTGTAATTTTTATTATTTGTCTCCCCTCCCGTGAGCAAGGTTAACTAAACCCTTGATATCACTGGATTGTTTATTTATCTATTTCTTGCAATTCTATTTGTTTTATCATATCTCTGATTTTGCAATGAATTTATTATTTTCATCTAATTCAAAATAAATAGGATTAAATTTATCATCAAGCTTTTTCCTTGCTTGCTCAATGGCATTATGAGTAGCTAATAATGATATTAATACTCCGTTTAATTCAAGCCTTTTTTTTAACTCTTCATTGCCTTCGTTTATAATATTAGCTAGTCTTTCAGATATTACGTTTATATCACCATGCTCTATAGCTAGTTTTATATCTTCTGCTTTCATATCTTAGTTATTTTTTAAATTCCTAGTTACTTTCCACTAGGAAGTCATAGCGCGTTTATTTGTTGATGTTGATTATTCGTCAATAACTGCATTTTCTTGGAACGCTTTTATAAAACCAAATATCTTTATAGTTTTAATTTTCATCAATACCTTCTTTAAATCCTTTTATAATCTCATCCTTGTAATCTTTCAATTTAGTCAAAGGAAGTTCTTTAGATATCATCATTTTACAGTCTTTTGCGGCTGTATGGTATAGTGTCTCGATCAAACTATTAAAGTCTTTTTCCATATTAGCTAAAATAGGAAATTGCTTTTTATGTTTTTTAGAGTACGATAACTTTGCATTTTTGGTTATCTCTCTAAACGTAAGTAATGGTAATGAGTTCTTATCCCATTCTTTACATATGCTATCAGCTACAGTATATAATTGCTCTATTCTTTTCAAAGCATCTTTTCTATACTGCTTTCTTAGTGTTTTTTCTGTTACTTCTTTATTGAATGGATTTTTCATATCTTCTTTATTTTATACTCTAAATTTCTTCAGTTTAATTAACTCTTTATATATTTCAGAATTAGGATTATTAAATTCTACTACTAAAGCCTCTTCGTCGTTACATAGTATCTCTATATTCTTTTTTTCAATCTCTAGAACTAAATTAAATCCAATAAACTTATCACCTTCGTAATGTGGTTCGTTGCATTCTTCGTAAAAATGCTCATTATCTCCTGTTAAAAATATACTTGCTTTTGAACTCATGTCTTTTTCTTTTTCTCCATCACAACACCAATAAGCCCTAACACTATTATTACTATCCCTATTACTATTGATATTGCAAACATTTAGTTCAAATTCATTTTAAAAATAAAGCTATTTCTGAAGATAATTATAGAGCAATGTTCGCAACCACATTCTAAGTAATCATCTAACTCTATTAATCTATAGTATCTCATAGCTTTTAATTCATGGTTGCAAGTTAGTTAATTTTAGTTACTTAATCAAATCTATAAATAACTCCAATGTTAACCGATCTCACATGTGGAAATGTATCTTTATTCTTCAAATGTCCCTTATCATCTCCTGGCAAATCTTTTCTCTGATCAATCATACACTCAATAAAAGGCTCGAATTGACCTATTGTGTATTTTATCTTTCCTCCACAATTTAAAGAAGTATATTCTTTTAATTCGGCTTTTCCTCTGTAAATTCTTCCTGATCCAACAATAAAAGTACTTGAAAACTTGGTGCCAAATACGTTTTTAAATACTTCATATTCCAAATTTAATGCTTGTCTCTCGAATTCGAATTCAGGTAAGTACTCGAAAGAATGATAAATAGTTAATCTGTTAAATGTATAACCTATTGCGCCTTTAATGTTAAATGTAGGCTTGTTATTCATGCTGTATTTATTCCCTGTAGCTACATTAGGATCTATACTAACAGCTGTGTATAATTGAGCTGTTAGCATGGTAGGGATAAATAATAGGGTAATAATTAGTTTTTTCATTTCTTTTGTTATTAAAGTTTTAATCTTCTTCACCATAAGCTTCATAGATACTACCATAAAAAACATTACCTTCTATCAACTTATCATATACATCCCACTCTTCAATCTCATATCCTTTTTCGCTTTTACCTTCTAGCGATAAGTCACATTCTTTAATAGCTTTTTCTATAGCTTCTTTTTCTGAATTTGATTCTACGCTTACGTTTATACTCATATTTATTGGTAATCTAACTATGTATTCCATATCAATTATTTATTTCGTTGTTTATCGCTTTCTTTCTTCTTTATATCAGTCTCAATTATCAACCAGCTTACTTCTCTACCAAAATCTTGATTGTTTGGGTACTGTTTTCTTAGTTCTCTTACTTTTTGTTCAAATTCTTTCATATCCTCTCATTTAAAAAGTTAATTACTTCTTCGCTTTGGTCTTTTAGTAGGGGTGTTTTTAGGTCGTAATAAATGTCTGAAGTACTAAAATAACCATTCTCTAAATGGATGAATTCGCCTTCTTCGTCAATTGCTAATACATGAAGAATAGGACATTTCAATAAACACCTCAACACTTCAGCCAACCCTATAGATTTATAATGTTTATCACTTACCTT